CCTTCGACACCGACGCCCAAATAAATCGGCTCTATCGTTTTGCACGATGTACAGCCGTAGAGAAATTTCGCATGCACGAGATCGCGGCGATCTCCCACGGCCACCTCGATGGCGCACGCATGCTCTTTGCTCCCTACTTCATGGCCTTGCTTGGTTTTCATTTCCCCTCCGGCCACAGGATATCCGTGGCAATTAAAATCCCGCGATCCTCGGTGACCAGTCCGTTTCGGCGCAGGTCCCCGAGATAAGTGTTGAACGTCCCGCCGGTTACTTCCATGCCGACCGAGACGGCCAGCGCATGCCGTTCGATGCCGTGCTCGTTGTTGGCCACGACGGTCTCAAGCATCCGGTACGCCCCGGCGCGCAGTGCTCTTCGCCACATGTCCATGATGTCCTCGTGCGTAGTCGGTGCGGCCGGTATATCGGCGCCGAGCAGATCGAACGCCGCCGGTGCGGCATAAACGAGGCCTGCGCGTTCCTCGATATAGCTGCTGCGCCGGAGATCGCCGAGATACGTGGGGAAGGTGCCGCCGCTCGGCGCGAAGCCGGTCAGCGCCCCGACTTGCGTGCGGCTGTAACCGGCGGGATGCCTGGCCGCGAGCTCGCGCAGGATCCGCAGCGCGCCGGCGCGCAACGGGGCGCCGGCCCCATTGCCGGCGCCCGTCCGCGGTGGCGTGGGGGCGGTCGCCTGACCCGGACGGCGGACCGGGAGGGACGTCCCTGTCGCTAGCGCCGTTGGCCGTCCCCCTCCTGGATTCGTGGCGTGCTCGATGGTCTGGATCAGCGTGCCGACGCGCCGGTCCACGGCCACGAGTGTATCGTCCAGCTCGCGCTGCGAAGTTTGGAGCTTGGCGATCATGCGCCGGAGCTGGCCGGTTGCCTTGGTGAGCCCGGCCTGCGCCTGTTTGCCGATCGCCGGGACCACGATCTTCTCGACCTTCACCGGCCCTGTCTTGACCGCCTTCAGCTCCGGGCGTTCCTTCAATTGCTTCTCCAGCTCGGCGACGCGCCGCAGCAACGCCTTCGGGTCTTCGGCCTTGGTGCGCTCGTCGGTATTCGCCCTCATTTGCTCGCCTCCGTTCCATTCGTCGGCTCGCAAATGACGGAGTTTTGCGGTCGGAACACAACAACCGCCGAGGGGAATGGCGCGCTGTTCTTCCCTTCGTTGAATTTCAGCCGTCCCCTCAAAAAGCGTATCTCGCCCTTCATCGCAAAATCGTGCCACCATTTCGTGTCAGTGCGAGCGGGCACAAGACAAACCACCGTGGCCCCTTTTAGGCTGGACTCGTATGCCTTTTGCATCCACAGAATGATCTCCCTGCCATACGGCGGATTCATAAACACGGTTTCGCGTCCCCAATCTCTCGAAAGCCCATCTTCGTTCAGCGTAAAGTGCCGCTCGCACTTCGCGTTGTCGTGCGTCGAACATGGGTCAAGCGTGAAGCCGAACTCGCGATGAAGGGCGAGATACGTTTCTTTTGGCGTTGCCCATTCGTTTGTCAGACTTAAAAAATGAACGTTATTCATACGCAAAACTCCACGGGATCATGCCTTTGAGATGCCCTCGCGCCCTCTGCTCCGCTTCGCTGCGCAACCGGGCTAGGGGGTCGTCATACATCCTGTATTCCTCCGTGGAAGGCCATGCTGAAAAACCAAATAGTTAAATTACTGAATAACTAATCTGCGGACAGCACGGGCGCGGCCGCTGAACGACTCGCGGGCGTTGCCCTGGCAGCCGTTGCCGAAAACCTGCACCCAGGCATAGTCGCTGCACGCGGCGCGCTGCGTTGAACTCCAGTACCAGACCTGATCGAAGGCCTCGCCGCCGCCTTCGCGAAACGCCTTGGCCTTGGTTTGCTTCGCGACGTCGGTGCAGTAGGGGTAGGTCGGCGGCACCGCGCTGATGTTCAGCCCCGAGCGGCCATAGGGCGAGTTTCCCCCGGTGCCCGGCTTGAGGTGGCGATAGCAAAGCTCCAGTTCATCCTGGCTCGGCAGATACCAGTCCTTGAATTTGCCGATGCGCAGGCCCTGCGCCCACTTGGCGAGCTTGCTGCCGGCCTTGGCCATGGCCAAGGTGTTGGCGCGGCCGTCGCAGTAGCTCCGTGCGCCCTTCACGCTGGCAGACGATTCGTTCCACGGGCCGTCGGCGTGCTGGCCCTCGGCCTTCGGCGCGACGATGAGAGCGTAGTCGGCGCCGTCGACGCGGATGCGGCCGACATAGAAGCCGCCGCCGAAGGCGGTGCCGGGTGCGGTGGGGATGGTGGTTTTGGTCTTCATGACGATCTCCGTGATTTGTATTGAGCGATTCAGGCAATCGGCCACGTGCGCGCGACACAAGCAGCGACGTAGCGTTGCCGTGGCAATAAACGGCATTCGTTTCTACCGATGTCATGCTCGATGGGGCGATGGAAGCCGAACAGATGTGGCGCATGACAAAAGCACAAAAACCGCACGCCGCGTTCCCACAGGCGCTCCTGTTGGTAAAACTCGCCCAACGCCGCAAGCTCTTCGTCCGGCAGGATCGGCGTCGGCCAGTCCATCGGATAACGCACTTGTAACGCGAAGGCCTCGACAGCCTGGACTTGAGCGGCGAGGGGATCGCTGGATTTGCGGTGCTGTAGGACGGCACTCATTGCTCGGCGCCTTTGTTTTTGATGGCAACCTCGATCTGTTCGCGCTGACTGTCTGTGAGCTTAGAGGCGATGTCGCGGGCGAGATCGAAATCGCCCGCTTGCACGGCAGCAACAGCGTCTTCGAAAGTCGGCGCGCCCGTCTCTGCTTCTTTCGCCGTTGTCTCGGGTTCGGCACCGCTGACAGCCAGCCGCTTGCGCAGTCCCTGCGCTGTCTTATCGGTCGCCGTCTGCGCCGGCAGCACTTCGGCTGCGCCCAGGTCGATGGCGCGCTCGGCCTCGTCGGGGTCCACAATGCCGGAAAACCCGAAGGCATAACGCGCCGCCTGAATCGTGGCCTTGTGACGCAGCATCCGCGCCGGCCATTTCTTCCACGTGTCGGTGTCGCGTCGGCACTCGCTCATGTACTCCGTGACTTCCACCGGATGCGTGCGGTCCTTGCGGTACATCTTGCAGGTGACGGCCTCAATATTGCTGGCGTTGCCCAAGTGGTCCTCGAACTTCATGCCATCGAACTCGGGGTGCGAATTGATGATCTTGAGCCATCCGTCCACGCTCACTACTGGCTGGATACCGCCACCGCGCGAGGGAAAGGCGAAAATTTCCTTAGTAAACGGGTTGAGGTCGTACTGGTTAGCAACTACCAGAAACGCTGCTACTTGCTCGTTCGTGGCCTCGCGATCGACCGGCATGATGGTCTTTTTCAGCGTGGCTTCGAAAGCGGTGCGCTCCATGCCGAAGCGGTGCGCCATTTCCGTAACGATGGAGCGAGTCTGTGGGTTCACGGTTGCAACTTGGTTCATTGGTTTCTCCTTTAGCGTCCGAGCCGATAGGCCCGGAAAGTTTTGAAGGGTTTCCCGCGCTTTTCGTACAGCGCCAGGTCGATTTCAGGGTGCGCCTTGGAGAGCGCTTTCTTGTCGAAGGTCACGCGTCCAGCCTGCTCGCGGTTGTAGACGCGCAGCCCGGGCAACTCCGCCACGCCGTCGCCGGCCATCAATTCCTCGATGCGTGCCTTGGACGATTCCTTGAGCGCCTCGGCATCCTTGAGGATCTGTTCAGCCTCGAGATACGCCGCCGCCGCCGCCAAAGCATCGTCGCCCGTGAGCGTGACCATCTCGCCGCCGATTTCTGGCAACTCGATGGGGGCTGGCGGTGTTTCTTCGGGACGCTTGCCGTGACGAACGGTCTGAAAGAACTCTGCCTCACGGTTCATGACGGAATCGATCAGGTCGTCATCCCGGTTCACGCGCACAGGGAGGATTTGCATGGTGACGGGATTGAGCGCGCCGAAATCGAGCCATGGCGCATTCGTCACCGCGATCACGTGCATGCACTGAATCAGCCAGTAGTCGTGCACGCCCTTGAGCCGGAGCATCTGCCAGTTTTGCGGCGTCGGAACCTTGAGCTCGACGGGGATTTCGAGCCTGTCGTGGCCGTCTCCATCGGCAGCAGGCGCAAGCACCTGGATCCATCCGTCCGGCAGGGCGTGGGCGAACGGGTATTTGTCGTTGTACACAAACGCGCTCTGGTCATGCGGCTCGATGCCGATCTTCAGATGCTGCGCAAGCTTCTTGCGCGCGATCGGCTCCAGCAAGATGCCGCGCTCCATGTGCTGATTCATTTCCGCCGGCGGCTCTGCGCCGGTCATGTAGTCGTAGGCCTGTGCGATGGTCATGTACGGATGCACGCCGCACACGGCTGCAGCAATAGAGCTGCCGATTGTCAGGCGGTGTTGATTGCCCCAATCCTTGGATTTGGTGGCGAGTTCAGTCATGGCGGTGCTCCTTGTTGTCCTGGCCCAGTTCAATCTCCGCGCGATCGAGTTCCGCTCGCGCGTCGGCGAGTTCATCATCGCTGTAGCGGCGCGTCACGGGAATGCCGCGCTTCACGCAGTAGGCTTCGTTGATGCGGCGGATGGTGTCGAGCATGTCCATGGCTAATTCCCGAATCCGCGATTGCACTCCCGCGCGCGGTCGCGGCGGTCAAGGCGCTCTTCCTCGGCGTAGATCGGCTCGCTGGCGCCTTCTTCCTCCAACGCCTCCTTGCACGACTCGATGTGCTGGTGCAGCAGTGCTCCGGCTCCGGCGGTGTCGCCCAGATCGAGCAGCGCCAGGATCTCCGGCCAAGGCATATCGCCGCGGCAGTCGTGCCAGGCGTTATCCTGTTTGAGGAAATCGGCGTATTTCATATGGGTGCTCCTTGGTTCTGTCTCCGACAGACAGAACAGTAAGCCCATCTTACTACAATGTCAAGTCCTGCTTACGTCCTTAAAACAAGACAATTTCTCC